ATAATGAAACAGTTCTGTTGCAATATACCATGTTTTTTTCAATTGCTCCTTGAGCATCGAATTTTTTAAGTATATTATCAAATGAACCTAAATCATCACTTGCTGATGAACCTAAGATACCACCAGAGTAGTGACCTCTATCGTTAATAGCTGCGAATAAACCTTCAGTACCACCCATAGTAGCGGCAATATTTGAAGTAGATACTCTTTTTTCACCTTCAACACTCATCATCTCAAGATAATCAGTGAATCTAGCTCTAGTGTCACCTTCAGCTTTTAGATACCATAAGTATCCAGTCTGACCTGCTTCACCAGTAACTTCGACCCATCCTAATTGAGATGCATCAGAACCAGAGATTTCATACTTATCTTTTATGATAACTGGTTTGTTTGTGAATGATTTGAATTCTGGAGCTATAACTTCGCTTCTACCACTTGTTCCCTTAGCAAATTCAGAACCATAAACGAATACAGTAATATTGTTTCCGTTTGCGAATTTTGAATCAGTTGCTAAAGTAGCTTGCGTGTAAGGTAATACATTAATTGTATTTCCATTTGCGTCAACTGAGTTTACTCTACATTTTACTACTTTACCAGCTGAACTGTCGTTATGAATAACGATAGTATCACCTACACGTAAAGTATCATGACCAGTAATAGTAAGATTATTACTAGCCGCTTGAGCTACAGTACCTGTTAATTTCAGGTGTAGCCTTCCTTGTTCTGACCAAATAACTTGATCAGAAGTCATTGCTTCTTCAGCACCTACCTGAGCAAGCATACCAGAGATAGTTCTTTGTCCAAATACCTCTGCTTCTTGGTCATATAAATCAGGTACATACTGTTGAGCCCAACCCGCTGTTCCACTAGCTGTAAAATCAATATAGTTAGTAGACAACGTTTGCTTATTTGGCGCTGGTACAGAATTTAATCCTGATCCAGCGGTTGGATTAACTGCTGCCATAATTTGTTAAATTTATAATGTTAAACTTTATTTTCTAATTTTAAATCGGAGTTTATTAGAATCATCGCCACTAATTGCTTTTACTTTAATTCCGCCAGTTTCAATTTCACCTAAATTTTGTCTAGGTGTCATATCAATGTTTTTAGATCGTGAAATACTATCCTTAATACCATCTGCTTTTCCTTGTTCGTAAAAATGATTAGCAACTGCATCAGCATTCATAGCGGTAAATAAACCTTTATGATAACCACCCGCGTCTTCCATTAGGCTTTTCTTATTAAGAAATTTTCCGACGAAATTATTAATATCGCTTTGTGTTTCCTTTACTTTATTTACATCTTTAATATTGAATCTAAACTTTTTATCTCCAATATCATACTCAAATCCTTTGAACTTATCGTTAAATAAATTCCCAGTTTGTTTATCAAACTCAGATCTTTGCTCTTTTGCTACTGCTTGAGACTCTTTACTCTCCTTATTATATCTATTAAAGAAATCAATTGCTTTTTGTTGTTCAGGCGCTAACTTAGCACCGCTCTTAATTTCTGCATAGTATTTGGACTTTAACCCGTCCATGTGGTTTTTAGCATTGGCAACTTGCTCTTTAAATGCTAATTTCTTTCTCTTGACATCTCTCTCTTCATCAACCTCTTCATCATATTGAAATGAATCTTCTATTAAAAAACTAACTTCATCATCATTTAAGTGAGATTTAGTTTGCTTATAATATTCTCTCAATAAAGACATGTCATCCAACTTAGTATAATCTTGATTTATTTTTACATAATCTTCAAGATCACCTCCAGTATCGTTCATAAAGTCTACGACTTTTTGAATGTTTTCTGGTAAGTCTTGTCCAGTTTTTTGTGATTCTGTTACAGCTTCTTCAAATACTTCTTTAACTTCTTCAACTTTATCTTCAACAGCCTCATTAGTTTCTTCTTCTGTAATTTCTTCCAAAACCGGTTTTTCAGTTTCTTCTTCTTTTGCTTCAACCTTTTCCTCTTCCACTTTCTCTTGAACCTCTTCAATAACTTTATCATTAGTTTCTTCTTTAGGTTGTTCTTCCTTAGGTTGCTCTTCTACCTGTTTTTCTTCTTCTTTTTTAACAGGTGGTTTAGACATATCAACCTTTGTAGGTTCATTGCTAAATTCCATTTTTTTCATAGATGGTTTTGCTTTTACTTTTAACTTGCCATCTTCAGTAGCTATTTTTGTTTCTACTTTTTCGTCAGTAGCTTTTTCAACTACCTTTTTTGTTTTGGTTTTTGCCATAATATAATATTATAAAATTAAACATATTACCTAGGTTCAAAAGCACCTAGGTCGAAATCTCCACTTATTGTATCATTGTTTCCTGATTCAAATTGTTTTGGTGGTGATCCCATTTTTCTTTGATCTATTAATTCAGATTGCTGCGATGCTTGAATTCTAGTTCTTTCATCTTTACGATCCTCCTTATTAGTTTCTTTTGTCTTTAATGCATCAATTTCCATTTGCTTTAATCTCATGTTTATCATGAATTCATGATTCATTAAGTCTTTTTTAAGTTGCGCTTCAAGTTGTAATTTTTGCATTTCCGTTTGGGCTTCTACTTGTTCCAACTGGGCTTTTTGCTGCGTAATAACTTGGTTCTTTTGCATTTCAGCTTGAGCCGCAACTTGCTGTGCTTCCGCATTAGCCTGCGCTTGAGCTTGAATATTTTGTTGTTGCATTTGTTGATCTTTTTCTTGCTTTTGCTTACGTCTTATTTTAAGAAGTTGATTAGCAAGTTTAGTGTTTTTAATTTCCCTAAGATCAATAGCATCTTCTAACTCTATATTTTTTTGAGCAATTGCCACTTGAATATTATTCTCGAGTAATTGTTTTTCTTCCTCATCTGGTGCTAACTCAATAAATATACCAAAATCACATAAGTGTAAATTTGCTAGTTCTTCTAATGTCGCAACGTTATGAACGCCTATCTGTTGTATAAACGCGTCTTTAGTTTGTGAGTATTCTAATATATCTGATATTCTTAATGATAAACATTCAGCGAGTTCAGCCGTCAAAAATAAACCACTTTGTAATATATGTCTTGTGGCTACATTAGAATTTGCTGCTGCCAACTTTTGAATACCAACTAAAGCGTGTTTATCTGGTGTACTAGCATCTCTAGCTTCATTTAACCCGGTTACATCTCTTATCATCTGTAAATAATAATTATATGTTTGAATTAAACTTTGCATTTTAGCACCGCCATTACCACTAGCAATTTCTTGTATAGGAACTTTCCCTGGATTACCATCCCCATCCGCTGTTAATGATCTACCTATAATCGAACCTGTTTGGAAAAACATATTTAATGCTTCTTGTGGGTTATAATTTGTTCCATTACCTAAGTCAACTTCTGCTAAACCATCAGCGTCTAAATAAATACCATCTGGTACCATTCTAGACATTACTTGTTGTAATTTTAAATGTGTTAACTGAATCATATCAGCAAAGCCTGTTATTCTACTAACCAAAGATTCTATTCTGCCCTTGTACATTCTTGGGGCTACAATATGGTAATTCATTTTAACTTTAGTGTAATCACTCTTAGGCCGCATCATATTTTTTGCCATCTCCCACTTAAGTAATTTTTTAGTACCAACAATTAAAACACCTTCATATAATACTTCTAGTGATCTATTAACTTTTTCAAAGTTAGCATCAAGTACCTCGGTAGGTGGATCAAAACTATCATCCTTAACTAATATTTTACTTGCACCTGTGGCAGTAGATTTTACCTTATAAACCTCATTAGCGTAGGTTTTAAAATTAAAATATAATACCTGAACAACATTATTATCAAGATCATTTGGCTCATAGACACTACGGTTAGACACGTGAGTTCTATGTATTGCTTGTTGTGTTATTTCTATTAGTTCCTCATTAGTAATATCTGGAAATTCTTTTTTTAATTCATTTAGCGGTATATTTTTTACCTCACCCACGTAATATATATCGTCAAAATAAGGAGATTCAGCGTGTGAATAAACAATATTAGATGGATCCACATAATCTACAGTTACACCTTCAGATTTGTTATACCCATTTTTTACACAAGCAATACCCAATACTGCTAAATCGTAATTTAATCTTTTTCTTGTTAACTCGTATCTATTACCATCCAACAACGTGTTAATAGCTTGCTCTTCTGCTAACTCAACAGCTTGCTTGTAATTAAGTTGCATGTGTAGTTGTAGTTCCTCTTCACTGTCAGGTAATTTTTCTGGTGGATTATCTGCTACACTGATACCAAACGCTTCTTCTGCAAAAGCGTTTAGTTCTTTTGTTCTCATATCCTGTAGGACATTTTCCATGTATTCTGTTCTTTTACTAATACCATAAGGATCCGTAGAATATGCCTTAATATCATATGTTCTTTCTGATATGCCATTAACTACAATATCAACAAACTTAGGTATAATTGGAACTGGTTTCCAGTCTAAATTAAGATATGATAAGTCACCATTAATAGATAATTCATCTTTGTATTTTTGTATTGATTGTTCTCCACGGGCATATAAACGGAGTTTATGAAATTCAGCTTGATTAGTATTAAACCTATTCATACCTGAATCTCTACCGAACCACTCATTTTCTATAGCCATAGCGACTTTTAATCCATATTCTGGACTCATTTTTTCTGAATCGCTAACTATTTGACTAGGAAAACTACCTTTTGTAACTGTTGAAGCCATATTTATTTTATTATTTGTGATCTTGTACCAGTGTTTTTATATTTGGTAAAGTTAATGTTTACTTTCTCTTTTTCTATCCTAGCGTTTGGTCTGTATAAATGTTTATTACATGCCATAATTGCTAAACCAGAACTTATTGTTGCATCAAACTTTGTTCTTTTATTTATATCAAATCTAGACCAGTCATTTAATGTCTTGTTGAAATACATATTCCCATGTGAACCGTCTTCAGTCATTCCAACGTGATCTTGAATATACATTTCAATTGCAGACGCGTGCGCCTGTTTAATATCTTCACTAGAGTTTGGTATACCACCTATTTCCTTCTCTGCTGTTGAAAGTTTATTCCAAACTTTATCAGGCCTATTCATTGAATATCCCCTGTAACCTCTTCTTCTTAAATAATATAACAATCTAGGTTTATTATTTTCTGCTAATAATGGCATACCATAAAAATGTAAAGCCATTAACATATCTTCAAAAAATATTTCAGCTGTTTGTGGTCTAGCTATATATTCTAAGAAAAACATATTAGACGGTGCATCGTCCATACTAAACTTCGTTAAACCATGCAAAGAACCTTTTGATCCTCTACCATCTACAGTACCTGATATATCGTAACTATCACAACCAAAAGCGCCTATATGCTCATTACCTGGGTATTTTATACCATTTTTAATAATAACATTATTCTGTATATTTGTTTTAGGTACCCAACTAACACTAAATCTACCCTTTAAGTCTGGATAAAATAAAACACTTGTATCTTTTACACCGTTTACCCAACCAAAATTACCGACTGTAAATTGAGCATCGCTGTTAACTTCCTCATTAAAGTCTATTTGCTCATATATTTTAGCTAAATTAAATATACTATTTTTAGTTTCATCCCTAAATGCGTGTTCCTCAGATCGTGGAAATTGTCTATAAAATTCATTTAAAGCGTCTGGATCATTTTTTAACCCATCAACTTCATTATCCCAATGATCTATAACACCTGTGTCTATCAACTCACCATAATAATCGTAAGTTGGATCTGACGGGGTATTAAACACAGGCATACCATACCTATCCATAAAACCCTCATAATTCCATTCCATTGGTATAAACAAACTATATAATCCAGATTTAGTTTGTCCATTTTTATTTCTTTTTGTTACATCAGAATCTCTAAATAATTTCTTAA